CAAGTATGAGCTCAGCGAAAAAGAGACAAGACATGCGACTCCATTCCGTTACGTTAAGGAATTCAAACGAAAAAAACGTCATTGTGCTCGGGTGGCCCGTGCTGCTCGTAAAGAAGAAAAGACTACTGTGATCAACGGTGAAAACTCAGTAAAGGGTTCTAGGAACAGTTCTTCCAACATGTTCCAGCCCCTTGCTGAGTTGTCAGGTTGCACGCGATCGGAGAAGCTTCGGGCTCAGGCACTTTGTCTTGCCGAGCAGCTTTCTATCGATCTTTGTGTTCCGTTTAATCGTGATCTTTTACGTGATGAAATCCAATGCGGAGAGTTAAGAAAGGCAGTAAGGGAAATGATGCCAGAAAGACTCAATGAACTGCAGGAATTAAGCGTTAAGACATGTATGAAAGCAGAAAGGTCCGTTTGTAAGTACTGCGAGCCAAGGTTTGCTGAGAAGGTAGACGAGTGGCGAAGTTTTCTTTCTCAGCCGGTTGAAGTGAACCGGGATCATCTGGACGCATTTCGGAAAGCGTTCAGATCAAATATTCCCCGTGGTTGGAATACTCGTCCTGGTTCCTTTATACCTAATGGTAGTGCTTCTCTCCTTCACTCAGTAAAGACTGGGGGTAATTGGAATGAGGAATCATTTTCCGATAGATGTCGTACGGCCCTGGTTTTCTCCAAGGGGAAGCCGAGGATCGTCACCTGTTATTCCTCTTACAATACTGAGGTTCTCACCCCCCTTCATTCTTCCCTGTACAGTTTCCTTGGCGACATGGGTTGGCTTCTCGTAGGAGATCCAACTGAGGAACATGTCACTTCTTTGAATGGTAGTGGTCCTTTCAACAGTTTCGACTACACCGCTGCCACTGATTCAATTAAGAAGGTCTATGTTCAGACTGCCATTGAGGAACTGATAGACACCGCGATCGATCTGGATTTCGAGCAGGCCAGATGTTTGCGCGTTCTCGGTGATCTTCGTCTTTTCGACCTGGAGACGGAGATCCTTGGTGCTGACTATCCGGAGGGGTATCAGGACTTCAACCGTGGACAGCCTATGGGAAGTGTGATGAGTTTTCCTTTGCTTTGCCTCATTAACAAGACTTGTGTTGATATGTCTCTGACCGATTTGTATTTAGCTCGCAAGATTAGTTTTGCCGAGTGGTCTTCACACAAGTGTAAAATTAATGGGGATGATCTTCTCATCCGAGAACCTAAAGAAAGAACCGACCTCCGTTCTGCCGTGGTGCGAAATGGCGCTGAGATCGGTTTGTCTGTCAATGAAGAGAAGAGTATGGTTTCGGCAGAAATTGCCGAGATTAACTCGACTCTTTTCTCTAGCGGTGGTCGGATGAAAGAGAAGAAGACAAATGCTTCGGCGATTTATATGAAACCGGAAACAGAAGACGTACTCGGACTCGCGTTCGAAGCATCTAGAACTGTCCCCGGATTTGTACGGGTCGTCAGGGCGAACGCAAAACTTCTTTCTCTTCAGGAGGAAAAGCATTTGGAAAAACTTCCGTATCCTCATGTCGCTGCTTGTCGCAAGGACAGAAAGATTCGGAAGGCCTTATTTTCTGGTCCTTCTAAAAGTAAAGCTCAGGTTGATAATCTCTTTCCCGTCGTGAAGAAGCCCCCGGGCTACGTTCTTCAGAGGGAGGAGGAGCTTTCAGTTATTAGGGATGAAGTAAGGCGATTAAGGTCGCGAGGAATTGCACTGAATATAAAAAAAGCTGAAGACAAAAGGAAGAAGAAGGAAAAGATCAGTGTCGTACCTTGCAAGAGAACATGGCGATCACTTTTGAGACGTAAAGCTCCTCAGGAAGAAATGGTTTTATCTATCCTGGAGAAGAAATATTGGCTTAACGTCAAGGAGGTTGGTTTGCTTGACCCGGATGTCGTGTGTCCTCGAGTTGATGATTGGTTTTCATTTCACGATGAGAGTCTTTTTGTCAGTAAGATCGATATGCTTACATCCGCTCTTAAGTCCTGCGGGATTAGCTCGAAATTGCGTTCGTCGTTGTCTGACGGTTGGTCTGGTGACTGGCTACCGTTAGTTGACGATGTTTTCTAGTTTTTCCCGTGCGAGCTGCGGCAGCGCAGTAGTGATTC